GAAAGGTCGTTCTCGTGTTCAGCCTAAATTAGTAAGAAGACAAGCTGAATGGAGATATTCTGCCCTTACAGAGCCTTTCCTTGGTTCAGATAGAATCTTTCAAGTAAACCCACGTACATTTGAGGATATGGAAGCTGCTAAACAGAACCAAATCCTTTTAAATTATCAGTTTGACCATAAACTAAATAAAGTTAAATTCATAGATGATTATGTACGTTCTGTAGTAGATGAGGGTACTGCTATTGTAAGACTAGGTTGGGAAAGAGTATCTCACCCTATCATTGAACAGGTACCTTTATATACTTTTATTCCTACACAGGATGAACAGTTTCTACAGATATTACAACAGGCTACAGAACTAAAGCATACTAATCCTAGAGCCTTTAATGAACAGGTAGCACCTGAGATTCAGGAATCAGTAAATTATTTTGAGGAAACACAGATTCCTGCTATTGCTCAAGTAACTGGTGTTACTGAAGTAGAGTCTGAAGAAATAGATGAAAACAGACCTCTAGTAGAGTTAATGAATCCTGTAAATGTATTTATTGACCCTTCATGCCAAGGAGATTTAGATAAAGCTCTATTTGTAATAGTAAGTTTTGAACCAAACAGAGCTGAACTACAAAAAGCAGGTATTTATCAGAATCTAGATTTAGTAGACTGGTCTGGTTCAAATCCTAATCAGTCAGATGACCATGAGAGTACTACTCCTACTGACTATACTTTAGATGACCCATACAGAGATAGAAAAGTAGCTTATGAATACTGGGGATACTATGATATTCATGGTACAGGTGAATTAGTACCTATTGTAGCTACTTGGATTGGTAATACTCTTATTCGTATGGCAGAGAACCCATATCCTGATGGCAAGTTACCTTTTGTCTTGGTTCCATATTTACCTGTTAAACGTTCTGTATATGGTGAAACAGATGCAGAATTACTAGCAGATAATCAGAGAATAGTAGGTGCTGTAACTAGAGGTATGATTGACTTATTAGGTAAGTCAGCTAACTCACAGCAAGGTTATGCTAAGAATTTCTTAGATCCAGTAAATCAGAGAAAATTTGAAGCAGGACAGGATTATGAGTTTAATCCTGAAGTACCTCCTACTGCTGGTTATATGATGCATACTTATCCTGAAATACCTCAGTCAGCTTTAACTGTTATTCAGATGATGAACCAAGAAGCAGAATCTATGACTGGTGTTAAGTCATTCTCTGGTGGTATTTCTGGTGAAGCCTATGGTCAGGTAGCAGCAGGTATTCAAGGTGTACTGGATGCATCTTCTAAGAGAGAAATGGCTATTCTACGTAGATTAGCTAAAGGTATCTCTGATATTGGAACTAAGATTATTGCTATGAATGCAGAATTCTTAGAAGATACTGAAGTAATTAGAGTAACTAATAAAGACTTTATTCCTATCTATAGAGATGACCTAAAAGGTCATTTTGACTTAATGGTAGATATTTCTACTGCTGAAGTAGATAATGCTAAAGCTCAAGATTTAGGATTTATGTTACAGACTATTGGACCTAACTTAGACCCAACTCTAATGACTGAAATCTTGGCTCAAATTGCAGATTTAAAACGTATGCCTGATTTAGCAGAGAGATTAAGACAGTGGAAACCTCAGCCTGACCCTCTTGAAGAACTCAAGAAACAGCTTGAAGTTCAGAAGTTACAGTCTGAAATTGCTCTTAATAATGCTCGTGCTCAGAACCAGTCTGCTGATGCTGAATCTAAAGAAGTTGACACTCAGCAGAATCTCGATGGTACCAAGCATCATAGAGAACTTGAGAAACAGCAGGCTCAAGCTCAAGGCAATCAGGATTTGGAAATCATTAAGGGACTTACTAAGCCACGTAAATTGGGTGAATCTGCTCCTAACATAGACGCAGCAGTAGGTTATAACTTAATGAAAGGTGCCTTAAAAGACGCTGCTAATCAGCGTTTAGGTACACAGGATTCAGTAACTCATAGACTACCTAATGAGTCTGAAAGATGGAACCAAGCTAATCAGCAGTTAGCTAATGGCGTTGGTTCAAATAACATAAACTTTGTTCCTCCTTCACAGGTTGGTAATGTTTAAATATTTGGAGAAATATCATGGAAAATGATGAAATCTTTAAACTTAGACAGGACATTGAAGAGCAAAAGCAATTCCTTCTAAAAGTTAATGAACTAAGAGAACTTGAAAAGAATAATTTATTTAAAAAGCATATCTTGGATGGTTTCTGTAAAGATGATGTAGCTAAGAACGTACAGCTTAGTCTAAATACTAAGTTAAGACCTGAGACTAGAGAGCATTGTACTCATCTAGCTGAAGCAGGTGCTACTTTCTCTTCTTGGTTCTCTGAAATGTTAAGACTCGGAGAAATTGCTGAAGCAAGAATTAGAGAAGATGAAGCTGAGATTAATAATATTTATGCAAGTGCTAACCAGTCAGAGGAATAAGGTATGAGTGATAATGTAAACCCATTAGATATGTCAGATGAAGAGTTTTTAAATGCTAATCCTTCTCCTGAAGGTCTGGCTCCAGAGGAAGAACAAGAGACAAAAACTCCAGAGCCAGAACAGTCCGAAACAGAGAATACTTCATCTGAATCTGAGTTAACTGATACAGATAACTCTAATGATTCTTCTGAACAGTTGACAGAGCAAGAAAAGTCAACTAATATTCAAAGCAAAGAGCCTGTTGAAGAAGAACAACCTCAAGTAAATTATGAGGATTTTTATAAACAGGTTATGGCTCCATTCAAAGGTAATGGTAAAACTATTACTTTGAAGAATGCAGAAGAAGCAATACACCTAATGCAACAGGGTGTTAACTATACGCAAAAGATGCAACAGATTGGTCCGTATAGAAAAGCACTCATGATGTTGGAAAAGAATGGTCTTTTAGATGAAAATCAGCTTTCCTTCTTAATTGATGTAAAGAACAAGAATCCTGAAGCCATCAAGAAATTCTTGAAAGACAACAATATAGATCCATTAGATATTGACACAACGCAGGAACCAAACTACAAGGCTGGTACTAATATAGTATCTGATGCTGAAGTTAATTTTAAAGCTGCACTGGATGAGATGACATCTACTCCAGAAGGATTACAGGCATTAAGAACTATTAATGAAACTTGGGATACTCCAAGTAAAGATAGTTTAATGCAGGACCCAAGTCAGTTAAAAGACATTCAGTTACAGATGGCAAATGGTACATATGACTTGATTACTAAGGAAATGGATAGACAGAAGGCATTAGGTCAGATTAGTCCTAATACCCCATTCTTAAAAGCCTACATGGATATTGGATATCGTATGTTGGCTCAAAAGAATCAGCAACAGCCTATTCAAGCTCCTAGAGCAGTTCGACCTGCTACAGTCAATACATTGTCTAATGGCAATAAAATCCGTCAAGCTGGTATCTCCAGTAATTCTCCTAAACAACCACGTAAATCTGGTAACATGATTAATCCTTTAGCCATGTCTGATGAGGATTTTGAGAAACAGTTTGGCAATAGATATTATTAAGAAGGAAATGAAAAATGGGAACTATTAATAATTCAAATGAATTTCAGGGTTCAGGTGTAACTGTTAATCCATCACAGAATCCAATGAACTATAACAAGCCAGATACTAATCCATCTACTGTAGACGTCTATGGTGTTGATGGTGCTGGCAATAAGCAGATGAATACCTTCTACTGGTACAAGAGAGCTTTAATTGAAGCTAAGAAAGACCAGTATTTCGGACAGATGGCATCTACTATCAATATGCCTAAGCATATGGGTCAGAAGATTCAGCGTTATGTATATGTACCTCTGTTAGATGATAAGAACATCAACGATCAGGGTATTGATGCTACAGGTGCTCATATTGTAGATGGTAACCTCTATGGTTCATCAAAAGACGTAGGTAAGATTCTATCTAAGCTACCTGTTCTAGGTGAGAATGGTGGTAGAGTTAACCGTGTAGGCTTCACACGTACAACCCGTGAAGGCTCAATGAAGAAATATGGTTTCTTCTTCGAGTGGTCAGAAGACTCACTACAGTTTGATTCAGACCCAGAGCTATATCAGCACATGTACAATGAAGCTATCAAGGGTGCATCTGAGATGACTGAAGATATGCTTCAGATGGACTTGTTACAGCATGCTGGTGTAAAGCTCTTCCCG